TAAGGGGGGTCCAATAAACTGTAAGCTGTATAAGGCTGCATCTGTCCAAACTAACGTTTCTTGCCTTGCTCGCAAACCTCCGATAATTTCAGAACCGGCTGAACAACGTAAAGACCCGGCGGTGTTTGTAGCCGTAGGTTCCCAATCAAGAATATTTTCTTGGTCAGAAAACGCAATTAATAATGGATCGATAACAGAAGTTCTACCCGTATCAGAAATAGGGTCAGCACCTAGGACGATAACATGTCGATCAACGTCAGAAACTAAAACTTGAAGCCCAACCGTCGGAGCAAGGTTTGATCCGGATAAAGAACTTATAGCTACAGCTGGGTTATTTAAAGTGGTTGTTTTATCCCAGTAATAAATACCCCCGGCCCTAGGACAAGCAACTAAATCTTCACCAAAGTTATCTAAGGACCAAAGTCTTAACTGATTAGAAGCTGAAAGCGCACTAGTAGATCCCCACGTTCCACTGCTCCATGCTCCTGATCCCCAACCAGAACCAGCTACGAAAACGTCGAGGCCGACGTTTATTTGAAATACAGCAACAGTAGCACCACCCCCGTTACCAGAGTCGCTCGCATTTGCTGTAACTGTATCTCCGTTAGTATCTTTCGCAGTAATTACAAAGGTGTTAGTTGTTGGTACTTGAGCGATTTGATATTCTTGGTTAAGTACTGCTGCGGTAATGTTTCCACCTAAAGTTGCAGCATCAGAAAAAGTAACAAAATCTCCTGCATTTGCTCCGTGGCTAGATACGGTAACGGTAATAGAAGAGGAGCCGTTAGTGGCTGCAAACGTTGCGCCGCCCGCCGCCGTAGTCTTACGGATAGGAGTAATGTCGTTATAGTTTGCGCCTTCTTGGATATATAGTTTGTAAGTAGTTCCTAACGCCAACAGTTTAGTGCCGTCTAAATTTACCCAAGGGTGTAAAGCTCGACCGCTTCCTAAATACGACTGCGTTAGATATTTTTCCCAACCGCCAATCTTTTCAGCAAATCCCATACGAAAGCGAACAAGATTACCGTCGAACCAACCTCCTTCAGCAGTTAGACTAGTTCCTTCTTTATTTATTCCCGGCCTAAACAGAAATTGTTGTAGCGCCATAACTACCTCTTCTGATATTCTCCAGAACTAATCATCTGGCAAACTTCTAACGATCGATCACCTACTTGTTCTGCCCAGCGACTACGGTAAAACTCCTGACCAGCTTCTTCGTAGTTACCATTAGCCATATGCCCCAAGGCTTTAACAAACTTACGCAATTTGGTTTGACCAATATTAAACGACAGGTCTATTAAGGCTTCTTGACGAACACTATCTAGTTTTGAAAACCATTCGTATTCGACCATTAACTCTTCACGACACCGCTTTATGTCGTTACTTAGCAAATAATCTATTTCGTCCTCAGAAAGGCCAAGCCCGGATTCTGATATATTTCTACCAACACCAATGGTTTCGTAACCCGCAGAGCACATGTAGACCTTATCTCTAACGCCTTCGTGCCTCTTTAACATCTGTATTAGTCTATTCATTAGTCGTGCTTATGTGATGCGCCGTAGTAGAAACTGATAATAGATGAGACGATTCCACCCAAATACCCAAGGACAAGATTAACAATCCCGTCGTCATTCGCAGCAGGGTCTTGAATCGTGACCAATGCAATGTATCCACCAAAGAAAAATACGCACGCAACCGCGATAAACTTCGGTGTCCAATCGCCTTTAAACGCCGACCTAGCGTGTTGTACATCTTCTACCTCAAGCGCGAATACATCTACGTCTAATTTCTTCATCTGAACCTGAAAGTCGAGTTCAGCCTTTTTAATTTCTGCTAACTGTTCTGGAGTAGCCGCTTGTACTGCATTAGCAATACTCTTTTCATCAGGCTTACAACCCAGCACACTAGCGATAGTTTGTGCCGCAGCACCGCCCAAAGGTCCACCAAGAGCCTGACCAAGAGTCGGAGCTACCGCACCGATTAATCCTTTAATTGCGTCAAATTTCATTGTGTTAACACCAATCCAACAATAGCCAGCAATGAAGTAATCATAACGGGGTAGATACCCCAGATCATTCGCTCTAACTTATCGAAGCGTTTTGACCCGGAGTCTAACCGTTCTTTAATGGCATCATACCGCAAGGCGCACTCCCGTTCGTGTGTTTCGATTCGTTGTAACGCTTTGCTTGCATGAGTCTGAGCCATTATCCTGCATCCGCTTCCGGTTCTACTTCTTCAACCACTTCGATTGATTCACGTAACGCATTTTCACGAAAACCAAGAGCAACCTGTAAGTTAATGCTTTGCTGTTGTGCAGCAGCAATCTGGTTCTGTAACTCGCCAAGTTGCTTGCGTAGATTAACCACTTCAACGTAGTGAATCTTAGAATCATTCCCTAACTCGTTAACGTCATACTCTTGATCGTCAATGGTTAAAATCACTGGTTGCTGTTCCTGTTGCTCGCTCATAACTCCTCCTAGTTTTGGTTTAAGCGTTACTTTATTGTGCCACTTTTTTCAAGCCCGTTCACTCTCTCTTCAAGATAACCGAGCCTAATCTCTTGAGCAAGGTTGGTGCGAATCGCTTCTTGTACCTCTTGAGGCGGTGCCCAGTTATTACGGAAGTTAGTGTTTAGGTCAACCACCTTCTGCAAAGCATTGATCTGACTATTCTGGAGCAAATCATCGGGTAACGCACCCAGCTCACCACGCGGCCATTTGGTTCGGAACTCGCTGTTCATTCCTATGTCAACCTCAAGGATGGTTAGCTGTCTCTCCAATACCGAGATACGGTTAGTCACTTCTGTATAACCAATCACCGCAATAGCAACCCCCGCAATAATGGCGATGAGGTTGCGTAACGGTATCTCTATCTTCGTCTCGTCTGATATTTGCGCGGCCACTACTTATCTCTGTTATTGAACAACTCGAACAAGGTGCGAACCTTTTCTTTTATCTGCTCGATGTCAGAGTGCATTTTAGCCAACACAATGACCAAAGTGACAAAGCCAAAAGCTATGGGCCATATAGTTCCAATCGCGTCAAGTGCGTCCATAGCTTCGACTTACCTTCATTAACTGGCCGTATACCCTTTACCAGCGGCAATAGCCGAATTAGCAGCAGACATGTCTTCGCTGCCCCAGTCGTCTTTGGCAACCATAAGCTCAAGGTGAGCTACGTTGCGGTCAACACAATCTTGACGATCTTCTGCTTCATCGTCAGCCATTGAGTTACCAGCGATGATGGCGTTGATCAGGTCTACACTGTCACCCATTGCTGAGTAATCTTGGGCTAGTTGTTCGGTAGTACGGTCTTCCATTGTTTATCTCCTATTAAGATTCTAGTGCGGCGACTTTCGCCTCTAGTGTTTCAATACGATACATTGCTTCTTGCAAGGCTTTAACGGCCTTCATGTAGAGGATGGAATAGTTCACTTGTTTGGTTACAGTTCCAAGGTCGTTATTTTCTGAGTCCCTATCAGGGCTTTCAAAAACAAGCCCACCCATGCCAGCAGCTTCAACTTCTTGAGCAACTACACCTAACATATTAGGCGCATCAAGGTTGTCAGCTTTCATGCTGTACTTACGCACAGTCAACGCTTTGATGTCCTCCCACTGTGACGAAGCATCAATAATATTTTCTTTTAGCTTTACGTCTGAAATAGCGCCATAACTGTTATTGATGTTAACTATGTTGCCGTTGCTGTAGAGGAATACTCTGTTTGCGTTATTATCACTACCAACAAAAAAATAATTGGTAGTGTTGTTAGGTATTGCACCAGTAAAGGTCGACAGTAGCCCATAAGGTGCGGCGGATGAGTTTCTAAGTGACGCAGTTACCCGCCCTGTAGTGGCTTGCGTTACCTCCAACATGCCCGAATTAGCGTTGGTTACGCCACCTATCATGCACTGCCCGTCGGAATTAAAGATACCTCTTGGATTACCATCACCATCTGATAAGATGATGTTGTTGCTTGAGGTGCGGAGGTCTAAGCCGTTTTGGAGGCCGTTGTAGGAACCAATAATTGTGTTTTTAGTGCCTGATGTCACGGCGCTACCACTAGAGCGCCCCAAGAACGCATTAAAATTCCCGTCAAGGGCACCACCTGCGTTATATCCAATTAAGGTGTTATAATTTCCCGAAACATTCGCATCACCTGCGTTGCCTCCGACTGCTACGTTCTGAGTGCCTGTGGTGGTT